GTATTACAAATATGAATAATAGTATTTCTGGTTTGGATAATTTCAAATCTTATTTTTCAAAATTTTATAGGATTGAGTGATTTTAAATGAAAAAATTGATAATTTTATTAATGTTGTGTGTCAACTCTCACGCACAGAATATTGAATTTGTTGTATCAACGGCTGCCGGTGGTCCTTCCGACTTTGTATCACGTAAAATAGTTGACAAGTTGGAACAAAACAGCAGCCTTAATTTTTTGGTTCTGAACAAACCTGGGGCCAGTCAAAAAGTTGGACACGCATATATTGAACAAACCAAAAAACCAACACTGTTTATATCAACAAGTGAAATTTTGGACAGTGAAATATACAACCTAGTTGAACCAATTTATAATCTCGGTGAATTCAAAAATTTAATTATGGTAAAAAACAACACAGTCAATAGTGTTGAAGAATTGTCAAAAAAGAAAGAAGTTAAATTTGGCCATAGTGGTGAAGGTACTTTTAGTTACAGGGGTATGGTTGAAACCTGTAAAAAAATGAATTGTCTGCCCGTTCCGTTTAAATCTGGTACAGATGGAATGGTTAATGTATTCACCGGAGTAACTGACGCATATTCACTTGTGTCTTTCGGTTCAAAACAGTTTACAACCAACGATAATTACAAGGTGATTGGAGAAATCACATTAGAAAAAAATTGGGTAAAATTGTTTGGTAAAAATTTGACACCAGAACAAAAAGAAACCATAAAACAAATATTAAAAAATACAGATAAAAGTTTTTTGCGTGAATTAGGACTTCGTTAATGTCAGTTTATTATAAGGTGAATGACAAGAAGTTTAATAACAACTATCTTGCATATTACGAATCATATAAATCAGGTAAACCCATCACATTTCATGTGCATGAAGAACAATATGACCTGTTGGATTGGAAAACAGAGCCGACAGAATCATTTGAGTTATTGATGGATATACACGCACACCGTTTGCGTCAAAAATATAATTATCTCATACTCAACTGGTCTGGTGGTACAGACAGCCAAACTATCTACAACGTATTCAAACGCAACAATATACACATAGATGAAATCTGTGTTAAGTATAGCACCGCAGAATCTTGTTTCTTCCCAGAATCCAATGCACTTTGGTTGAAAGAAAATCATTGGGATGCAACCACAAAAATCACAATCATTAATGACCAGGACTCATCACGCCGAGAAGTTGTATTGAACAACGAAGATTGGTTATTCAACAACACCGGTGATTTCCGTAGATTTGGTACGTGTGGTATTGATATGGGTGATATTCGTATTGCAAATGATTTACATTCTGGCATGAATTGGGGTATTATTATTGGACTAGAGAAACCAGAAGTTGTTTTTATTAACAATAAATGGTATGCAACTATGCCAGATAGTTCTATTAGAGGTTTGCCAGGTTATGATGATAATGTGGAAACTTTCTTCTTAGAACCAAAAATACATCTCAAACAATGTCATATGTTGAAAAACTTTTTGAAATTACAAAACATTATACATTCATCAAATCCATATGGTTACAAAGATCCAAGAAATATGGCTGACCGATACTATGTAACATCAAAAGCTGTTGGTAGACACGATGAACTAAATCCAGGTATTAGTTTAGGTCAAAAACAAAAGAATGGTAGAAACATCAGACGAACAATTATTAACACAGATGTTAATCTTAAAGATTTCTTAACACCAGATGATTTTCTCAGAGATAAGTTAAAAGATGGAGCACAAACAGCTCTAACCTACGTTAAAGGTTTCTATAATCTGAGGCAAGAAAAACATTTTTGGGAGTATTTGAATTATAATCACTTTAATATTAAAGATGCGGTTTTCTCAGTTAAAGCAATCAATTCAAAATATTATTATTTGGGAGATTAAGTTGAAAAAACTTATTATTAGTTTAATGATGTTATATTCGTCAGTATTTGCACAACCAATTACAATTGTTGTTACATCGACACCAGGCGGCAACGTAGACTTGTTTGCACGTGCTGTCAGTAAAGAATTGAATTATATCGGTTATGAAAATGTGGTTATAAATCAAGCAGGTGCCAACGGCGATATTGCATATAATCAAGTGATGAGTAAACCAAACAACTCAATCATGGTTGGTGCTTTACACAATATGATGCTCAGTCATGTAATTTCTAACCGTGAAAATTTTCATGTGAAGAATATGAAAATTATTGGCCCACTAATGGAACCACCTTTCGCATTTGTTACTGGAACAAAAGGTTTCAATTCATTTAATGAAATGATACAATATGCGAAAAAGAATCCTTTGCCATGTGGTGTACCCGGTTCAACTGGTGTAGAACTTTTAAAAATTAATAATGAATATGGAACAAAATTTGAACCTGTACAATATAGAGGTACAGTTCAGGTAAAAATGGACGTTTTGAGTAATACATTAAAGTGTTCTTTTGATGGATTGGGTGGTTATGTACAAGAACAAGAAGCTAAAACTGTTAAAGTATTGGCAGCAACAAAACCGATAATCAAAGGTATTATTCCAATTAAAAGTGTGTTAAACAACTACAAGTATGAAGTATGGTTTGGTATTGCAATACCAAACAACAGTAAATTAATTGAGGATGAAAAATTAATGATTGTGTTGACAAACATCACAAAAAATGATAGAATCATTGAATTCGCATCAACACATACTCTTTTTGCTTTGACACCTGAACCAGATATTAATAATCACATACAACAGTTAACCAATCGTTATAAGAATTTAATTAAATAATGTTTACATTTTGTCCACCAAAAGATTTAACCGACCTTAAATCTGAAACCTTTCCTGACGGAAAAAGATACTATACACTACCAGATGGCACAAGATTGCCGTCCGTTACCACAGTATTAGGTGCACAAAAGAAACAGGCCATCATGGAATGGCGCAGGAGAGTTGGAGAAGAAAAGGCCAACAAGATATCTAAGCAGGCTACATCCCGTGGCACCAACGTTCATACCTTGTGTGAGAGGTACTTGAACAACGAACCGTTAGGTGTGATTATGCCTGATGCGTTGGAGATGTTTAAGTCGGTCAAACCAACACTCAATCGTATTAATAACATACACTATCAAGAATGTGCATTGTGGTCTAAACAACTTGGTATGGCGGGTCGTGTTGACTGTATTGCTGAGTTTGATGGTAAGTTATCTGTAATTGATTTCAAAACATCCAAAAGAGTCAAGGGCAGAAATGATATTCTAGATTATTTCTGGCAAACCACCGCATACTCCCTGATGTATGAGGAACTGATTGGTATACCGATTGATAACCTCGTAATTATCATGGCCGTAGAAGATTCCGAATCAATCCTATTCATGGAAAAAACATCCGACCACATTGATGGACTGGTCGAGGCAATTGATTATTACCAAAAAAACTCTTGACTGGATAAATAACCTAATGTATAATGCATTATGGTTGTATGAAGCAACTAGAAACGTGTTCTGGACGGGGGTTCGATTCCCCCCATCTCCACCATAAGCATAGTGTCTACTGGAATTTGAGATAACAACGCTCAATGTAAACACCAAACAGTATGCTTATGATGGGGATGACCAGGTTTCGACAGGGCAAATAGTACAGAAGTGGACAACTCGACACAGAGAGTCGTTAAAACTAAATCAAGTAAACGCAAACGATGAAAAGTTCGCATTGGCAGCCTAAACGCTGACTAGGGTTTCGGTTGGTTTCCTCGTAACAGAATAACCAACCAAGAATTTGGAGAAAGTATGCAATATTGGAAAGTTGTTGAAGCTGGTGACTATAAAACTTATGGTAAAAAATTCTTAGAATATTATATAAACAACAGAGAAAAATTTGTCACTTACACTAATCCATATTGGAATGAATTGAATGTATCTTCCAATAAAGAAATGTTGAAATTAATTCCTGAAATGAAAGAGGGACTATCCAAGTTTGGAAACATCCGTGATATTGCTCTAATGATTTTATGGAACAACAATACACAAGGACTAAATGCTGGTGTAAGAGTGCGAATGAATATACCAATTGCAAATTATGAAGGTTCAAGAATTAGTTTTTATAAATTAACTGATGAACAATATAAAAATCATAGGTTATCACCCGGTGGTTCTAAAATGTGGCCAGAAGAATATAAAAAAACACTTAAACCGTTTGTCAACCTGAATATAACTGAACCAACAATTTTAAATATACCTGAACCACATACCGTATTTTGTGACACGGAAGAATATCCAAGAATTGTTGCATCGGTTGCCTTTGACAGAGATTTATCGTATAATTTAGAAATATGAAATATTGGAAACACATAGAAGCTGGAGATTTCAAGACATACACAAAAAAATTTTTGAAGTATTATCTTGAGAATAGTGAAACCTGTTTTGAAAAACCGGAACATGTTCGTTGTGTTTTATTAAAACAGGAAAAAATAGATGAAGTGTTGACATTGATTCCTGAAATGAAAGAGGGATTGGCCAAATTTGGTGAAATTAATGAATTCATATTGATTGTTCTATTTGATTTTTATAGAGGTATGGGACCTATTCATATAGACCATACGGATGGACTTAATAATGGTGTACAGGCAAGAATTAATTTTCCATTATTGAATTGTGAAGGAACAAAAACATCATTTTTTGAATTTAATGAAAGACAATTTAATTCACATACCCTCACTAAGGGTGGTGCCAAAAAATGGCCAGAATGGTATGGAGAGAAGTTTAAGCCTTGTAGTGAAGTTGAATTAAATCAACCAACAGTTATTAGGACAACTGCGCCACATGCAATTCATTCTATATCAAATAATTTTCCCAGGATTTCATTGTCAATATCATTTAAAGACGATGTTATAAAATATTTGGAACAAGATGATGAAGTATTGGAAAAAAATTGAAGCTGGTGACTATAAAACGTATTCTAGAAAATTTTTAGAATATTATATTAAAAATAATAACTTTAACGACACCAATTGTAGTTTTATCAGATATTCAAATGATTTTTGGAATGAATTAAAAACAGAAAAATTAGGAGAAGTTTTTACACTAATACCAGAATTAAAAGATGGATTGGCTAAATTTGGTAAAGTCAAAGCAATCGCAATTATTATTATGTCCGATCCAAAATTAGGAAATATTCATATAGACCATGATACAGGAACGAATGCTGGTGTAAAAGCTAGGCTTCAAATACCAGTAATCAACACAAATGGTTCTAGAACTGCATTTTTTGAATTACCAGAAGAAATATATAAAGACCACACGAAAAATTCTGGTGGTGTTATGAGATGGGATGCAAAATATAAGTATGTGGTAGAGCCAATCACATCTGTGGAAATAATTGAACCGACAATTATACGAACACATGTTCCACACACTGTATATTATGATAGTAATAAATTTCCTAGAATTGCAATCACAATATCTTTTGAGGAAGATGTTGTTAGGTATTTGGATGAAGAATGAAGTATTTTGAGATAGTCGAAGCCGGTGATTTTAAAACATATTCTAAAAAGTTTTTGGAATATTTTATTAAAAATCAAAATAATTTTGAATTTAGAACATCAGCTTGGATACCACTTAAACAAGAAAAATTAGAAGAAGTTTTAACATTAATTCCAGAATTAAAAGAAGGTACTTCTAAATTTGGTGAGATAAAACAGATTATTGTTATAATTTACAATCAAGGTGAAAATGGTTCTGTGCATATAGATTCAGGTAAAGGAATGAGTGAAGGTGTACAAGCCAGATTACAAATTCCTATATTAAATACCAAAAATTCACGCACAGCTTGGTTTGAAATGAATGAGAGACAATACAAAAGAGGTTCAACTTTTGAATCTGGTGTTAGAACTTGGCCTGATTTTTATAGAGAATTCCTTAAACCTGTTGCAGAAGTTGAAATAATAGAACCAACAATTATTAGAATAAACACACCACACACAATATATTGTGATAATAAGGAATTCCCAAGGATAACAATATCAATTTCATTTATGGAAGATGTTGTAAAATATTTGGATGAAGTTTGATTGTTCTTCAAAAAAACAATCAACATGTTTAACTTAAAGGAGTTTAATTTGAAAAAACTAATCACAATTGCATCTATGATGTTAGTAGGAACTGCCATGGCAGATTCTATCTCTTTAGAGAATCAGAATCAGCGTGGTATTGGTGATGAAAACGTAAGACTGTATAGTTTGAGTTACAAGAGAGACCTCACAACCAATTTGGGTGGTGATGTTCTATTCTCTACAACTCAAGGTGAAGCAACCAAAAAACTAGGTTCACGCCTTGAAGTTGGTTTGACACCTTCTATGCCTCTTTTTGGTGGAGTTACCGCTTATACACGTGTTGCTCTTGGCAGCAAGTACTCAAATACCGGCGACAATAACTATTACTCTGTAGAACCAGGCGTTCAGTTTCCTATTGCTGGCGCATTGAGTGGGAAAGTTGGTTACCGTTGGCGTTCAGCTACGGCAACTGGTAATGATGACCAAACACACACCACACGTGTTGGTCTAAGTTATGCATTAACCAAGGTTGATTCTCTTGGTGTTCGTTATGACCGTGTTCGTGGCGATACTGACCAGAACAATCTAGCATTCAGTTATTCTAGAAAATTCTAATATAACTACATGAGTTTTTGGCCTGTTCTCTAAAAACGGGCACCCTTAAACAAATGGAGGAAAAATGTTTAAAACAACAATTAAGATGTTGATAGTGTTAATGCTCTCCACATCTATTCTATTGATGGCTTACAATCAATTTATGCAAATTCAGATTGTACATCAAGCAAAAGAGGTAGTTACTCAACAACTTGTATGCCTCGCAAAAAACATTTATTATGAATCAGCAACAGAGTCTTATGAAGGCAAACTTGCTGTAGCACAAGTGACCATGAATCGTCTAAATCATCCCGATTATCCTTCTGATGTGTGTGGCGTAGTCTATCAAAAAACCGGCAACACATGTCAATTTTCATGGGTATGTGAAAGGGTGGAAAGAAATGAGAGAGACAAATACATTTGGGAAGAATGTATGCAAATTGCCAAGCGTGCTCTGACAGAGGATCGAGTACATGCCGAGCTTGCCGATAGAAACGCTTTGTATTACCATGCTGTGTATGTGAATCCAAAATGGAAGAACACCAAGGTTGTCAAGAAAATCGGCAACCATATTTTTTACGTGAGGACTTAATGCCAACAAAATCCGAAATAGCTGAGTTCAGCGAAACGATGATTACGATTGCAACAGAAAAACGAATCTCTATTATGGATGCAATCATACATCATTGTGAAATCACAGGACTGGAGATTGACATGGCCTCGTCATTGATTTCTCCTGCTCTGAGAAGTAAAATCCGAGAAGAAGCCCAAGAATTAAACCTATTGAAGAAAAGTTCTAAACTGCCGTTATGATTACATTTGAAGAAGGCTCTGGCTTTGCCGCCTTTGCGTTATTTAATGCTCTTAAACTTCATTTTACTACTGATTCTTACGATTTTTTTAAGTATCACGGTAAGACCAATGTCTCCAAAGATAACTTTGCAAACAGGAAGGACAAATACTCCTTCTATAAACTGTCACGCAAGTATCGAATGGACGACCTCAGAAACTTCTATATTTCCAACTTCTTACAAAAGGACGTAAATTGGGTTGGTGACATTAGTGGTATTGATGGTGAAGAAACTTATAAAAAATGGCAAAAAAGAAACCAGAGCTTGACTTATTTGTTTGAACAGAATATAATAGGTTTATTGCAAGACACAAATACACCTGATGAAATACTCAAGGTGCGTGATGGTCAGTATCCAACACTACTAAATGAGGTAATGCAAGGTACAATTGCAATTGAAACGTTGGTGATACTTAATAACATTATGAATTTCTTGCCTATGTGGGACAAACGGATATCAGACACGATTATCTGGCCCACATGGAAAAGAAAGATTGAAAAGTATTCACCATTTTTAATATATGATGAACAGAAGCTAAAAAATATTCTGAAGGAAAGTGTGCATGAGCAAGCATAACACCTAAATAATATTATATAATGCATAATGTGGATAATCCGTTTTTATACTCCGTTTATACTAGAAAGGTAATATCATGGTAGATTTCTCTAAACTCAAAACTCAATCCGGTAATTTGGACAAGCTTACTAAGGCGATTGAGAAACTAAACTCCTCATCTGAGGCAGCATCTGACAAAGATAATTTCTGGCGACCTGAAGTTGACAAAGCTGGTAACGGCATGGCGACTATTCGTTTCTTGCCTGCTCCAGGCCAAGATGGTGAAGATGGTCTTCCTTGGGTAAAAGTATTCTCTCACGGCTTTCAGGGACCTGGCGGCTGGTTGATTGATAACTGTCTGACAACCAGAAACCAACAATGTCCAGTTTGTGAACACAACAACAAATTGTGGAACTCTGGTGTTGAAGCCAACAAAGAAATTGTACGCAAACAAAAGCGTAAACTAAACTACATTGCTAACGTGTACATCGTATCTGATCCTAAGCATCCAGAGAACGAAGGACAAGTTAAACTGTTCAAGTTTGGTAAGAAGATTTTTGACAAAATCACAGAAGCAATGAATCCTGCTTTTGAAGATGAGACACCAATCAATCCGTTTGATTTGTGGAAAGGTGCAAACTTCAAGTTGAAGATTCGCAAAGTTGATGGTTATCAGAACTACGACAAGAGTGAATTTGAAACCGCAGCACCTCTGTTTGAAGATGATTCTAAACTCGAAAAGGTTTGGAAAATGGAACACTCTCTTGCTGACTTGGTTTCAGACAAAGAATTTAAGTCTTATGATGTGTTGAAAGACCGTCTGGAAAAAGTTCTTGGTTTGAATGGTGATACAGACCTTGCACCACGTGCACGTACAACTGTTGAACAAGCAAAAGCTACACCAAAGAAAGTGTCTGAACCTGATATCAGTGGTTCAGAAGATGATGACGATTTGGCATACTTTGCCAAGTTGGCAGCAGAAGAATAAAACTAACTCTCCAGGAAGTTTTCACCCCGCCTAGTGCGGGGTTTTTCATTTATACGACTCTAGTTGAGTTGTAAATCATTCGTTGGAAAGTTTCTTCCATATTACGCACAGAAGGTATTCTTCTTTTCTGTGGAGGTGATGTGGTCAAATTAGAAACGCTTGTGTTATTAACCGAACTTTCTACTGCTTTACCAATCTTATCTTCCAGTTTCAGATTCTGGTTATCCTGTATAACATTGTTCAGATTGGACTTTGGTGCTGATACTGGTGCAGACTTAATACCCTTTGGTCTTACACCAAAAACGGCCCCAGTTGGTTCTTTTCTGGCGTTGTAATCTTCTAACACAGCCATGCCTCGACCTGCACCGGCCTTGGATTCCTCTACACCCTGAGGTAAAGGTTTTGCTTGTGTATCATTCTTAGGTGAACCATCAGGATTGTGGGTTTCACCAAATTGTGCATCCCAATTTTTTGCACGTTGCATATTTTTACCACCCGTTGTGTCCGGTCTAGGTGGTACTGGTCTTGCTGTTTGAATCCTTGGTGTAACAGTCATACCTGCAATCTTTTCATACTTTGCACGTTCTTCAGCTGTTATTTCTGGATTTTCTAATGCTAATCTAGCATTTTCTTTTTCTTTTTCAATTAAACCAGTTAAATATTCACGACCACCAGCAGCATCAATATCTCTCTCAGACGTTGCATTTTCTAATATGTTTTTAGCCTGTTCCGGATCTTTGATTGTCTTATAATCGGGAGTATTCTTTGCAATCCAATTGGTCAATTCCCATAGAGCATATCCAGCTAATGCAAAACCAGCGAATGCCAAGAATGCGGGACTCATTAACATTCTACCCAACCAAGGCGCAGCTTTTTGAATCCATTGAAAAGACTTCAATGCACCTTCAATCATCTTTTCAACAACTTTTTCAAACGCACCAATCGCAGAATTAATCATATCTTTAACAGATTTCAAAAAGTCACCAAACATATTTGATTCGGTTCCTTTTTTCTTAACAATAGTTGCAGTTTCTTTACCAGTAATTGCTTTGATTAATTCTTGGTGGCGTCTTTCATCTTCCAACTTATTTTCTTCTTGGAAGTTTTTCTCAAGTTCTTTTCGCTTGATATCATCTTCATTTGTTTTCTTTAGGAAACCATATATTTTTTCCAACACTGGCATCAAATCACTTTGTTCTTCCACTTTACCTATCTTGGTATACTTACCACCAGAAATTGGTCTTGCACGTACACCAGAAAAATATTCAATATCACGTTGACTTCTACCTAACAAACGACCCAACATGGCAGGTCCTAAACGGGAACCACCAGTCATAAACTTTGCAATATTCAACGGATCAAATTTCTCTTTAAATCTTGTTGCACGTGCTTTTGTTTTTTGTGCGATTGTTCTACCAAGACTGCCAGTAATAGAACCACCACTGGCAATATTCATGGCCATCAATTCACTGAAGGATCTTTTCTTTATCGCATGTGCTTGCTGATAGGTCATGTCCATTTTATTGCTGTGCCTTCTTTATTATAATTGGTCTATCATCTTCAACTTTTGGTTGTGATGTTTGTTGTGACTTTTGTACAGTCACGTTTGTATTGTTATATGTTTGTCGTGATGATTTATCTAAATCCGATTTTAAATTTCTATTTTCTGTTGAAGATGAATCTATTCTAGATCCAACATTGTTTTCAACCTGTAATGCAAGTTCTTTTCTTCTTTCAATTCTTTTTCTCAAACCAACTTCATGTCCTTTATGTCTTGGGTCAGCAAGATATGTTTTAAATGCTGTACCAATATTATCAAGGTCAAATTTGGTAATTCTATCAATAAATTCTTCGGTAGTTTTTGAATCTGCTGATGCTTTTAGAGCGGCATTCTCCATAACTTTACCATATTGAATTCTTCTATCAGCAAAATAAGCAACTGTTCTTTCATCTTTTGCTATATTTTCAGGTAAAACTGTAGTTAAATCTTTTCTGATTGGTGCAAGAACACTTTTATTATACCAATC